TTCAAGAATAGCCGATAGGTCAGCATACTTTGATTTAAAATGTGGGTTGTTAGCAGATTTCTTAACTGCTGATACTTTGGTTTGAAAGCAAAACATGGCTTTCGTTAGGTTTGTTATTTTATCTGATGTTTTCATAGTGTTTCTTGAATTACTCTGTATAGTTCGTGTTCTTTGATATGCTCTAAATCTACTCTGTAAGTTACCTCGTAAGGACTGCTATCTTGATCTTTAGAAATAACCTCTTCAAATTTCTTGAAATGGTTTTCAATTATTGCGTCTTCTAATTCTTGTCTATCATAAGATAAAATAAAAGTATCATCAAAGACTATTTCTACCTCTTTGTCGTGTACATATACGTTTACTTCAACTTTCATCTTGAAACCTCCTCTAATGCAGTTTTAATTACTAACATAGCCTTTGGATTGATAACGTCACCGTCAAGATACTTGCGGACGGTAGGCATAGACACGCCTGTTTGCTCGGATACTCGTTTCACAAGTCCGTGCTTTCTTTTTACTTTAATAAGATTTATGATTTCTTGTAGTTCCATGTGGCAAAGATAAAATAAATTTCCTTAATAGAAAAATATTTTTCTTTATTGACCGAACTATGACGCTAAAGAATCAGCGATATATTTGCCTACTCTATCAGAAAGAGTCTGCAACATCTTGTCATTCAATGCAGGAGAAATGAACGGTCTTGCCTTTGTACCTTTACGATGAATCTTTCTTGCTATTACATAAGCAAGGCTCTTAACCGATGCCGCTCGTGACTGATTCTTAGAAGTTCTTGTTTGGATTCCTTTGTTTATGATCCATTGCTCAATAGATTTTTGAAGCGTTGGGTTAGATGGCGTATTTGTTTTTGTTGGTGGTCTACCGTCTTCAATCCACTTGTAATAGTCGAGCATTTTAATCTGCAGACTGTAGCCTGTTTTCGTTGGTGAAATGTCAGGCTCTATCTCAGAGTAAAGTCTACGTGAGGCGAGTGATTTATTTTTTTGAAGATTAGCACGAAATTTAGAAATAAGTTCATTGCCCCAATTTTGGAGAATGCCTTGAATCCCTTTGTCTCCAGCAGGATTAAAGTCGCTAAACTTTTTCCCTATGTCGTCTAAGGTTGCCAACGTCTTTGTGCGTAAATATAAAAGTCTTGTAATCTATTTATCCAACCTTTGCCGAAATCTTTGAATGAAGTCAGGCTTTGAAGAAAGTGAACCCTCCAAGAGTAACAAGATTCAAAAACCCATTTCTCACCACGACGCTCAATAAGGCTATTTAAGGCACTAATTGTCATCTGCCCTATCTTACCATCAACTTTCAAATTAAAGCCGTGAGAGTTCAAAAAACGCTGCAACTGACGTGATGAACCGCCTATGCCTGAACCCCAAGCAAAGTCCGCCCAAAATTCAGCTATTATCTGAGATTCAATTTTAGTGCAGTTTAAACCGTCCCAATATCTCTGATACACTTGAATCCACTTGTCTTTGGGCATCTTGTAAAAAGATTCAATAGATTCGTTGTTAGAGCCAAAGATTCCTTTCCAAACCATCCAAGTAATTCCTTTGTTCGTGTGATATCCGCTACCGTCAGGAACTGGGTGTCTTGATGCCGTATCAGCTTTGTGCTTACTTAGACCACCTTCCCATTTGAGAATATAGTCAATATTAGAGAGTTCTATTCTTGCCATTGATTTCAATAAGTTTGTTGAGATACCATTGTGCTTTGAGTAAATCTTCTTGTCCATTTTTACGAGTATACCGCATAAGATACTTAAGACAGTTACCGTGTAAATAACCTTTAAATGCTTCATTTGTCATTGCTGATTCGATAGCATCTATAGCCTCTACTTTGCCCTGATAGTGTGAGGGATTGTTAACTACGTCCATAGTGCTTCAAATTCATTTAACGGCAAATCTATTAAAAAAGTGTGACCACCTGTGCAATATACCTGAGTTAATTCATAAAACTCTGACGCAGCGATGACGTGATTTAGGTTTAACCACCCTTCTTCTACTATCTCAAAAGCGTCTGCATCCATTTCTAACCCCAACTTTTTGTATATTGGATCAATGTTTTCTTCTTGGAACACAAAGTTTACTTTTACTCTCATAGTGTTTTATAAGTGAAAGCGTTTATTTTAACGAGTTCTTGTCCTTCTTTCTTGGTTCTCTGTGGATGCAGTTCTAACCATCTGCCACCTGTAGGCTTAGGAGATGCTCCACGTTCAACGTGCCAACCGCCTTTTCCTTGATTATATTCTTCTTTATAAGTTGCAGTTCTAATCATTAAAATGTCTCTTAACTCAACATTCAAATGAGAGGTGATTCGTTCAACGGTGTATGTTAACTCATGGTCTTCGTGAACGTGTCCCATCCAAATCATGTCAGCACCTTCTACATAAGTAGACATTCTGTTAAATTGAATAGTACCCTTAGTAACTGCTCCACCGCCACCGAAGCCGTGCATATACTTTATCTTGTAGTTTACTTGTGTTCCGTGCCTGATAAAGTTATATACTATCCAACCACCGTACCCGCCTACTTCTACATTTGTACCATTCTTAGAATTTAAACCAAAAACAAATCTATCAATTACGTCTGTTTCTTGACGTTTTAAAATGTTTGTTTCATGGTTTCCGTAGCCTATAACTTTAATCAAATGAGCATAAGGAGAAAACCACTCAATTGCATCGTTTACAACCGCATCTAAATAGTTTGCTTTGTTGTGTTCAGGTCTGATGTCGTTTTTGCTTTTACGAGGATCATAAGCACCCTGCATTAAACAAAAAGTATCTCCATTAAATAAGATGTCTGCTCCTAACTCTTTTGCTTGGTCAAGATGACGTTTAAGCATATCACGGTCACATTTGGGATTATCCCAATGGATGTCAGAGATGAGTAGTACTTTTTTAGGTTTAAATTCTGCATCGAAACGGTGTACATTGTTCTTCATAGTAATATAGACAAAATCAAAACAGACCAACTGATAATACAAAAATCTCTGTACCTATTTCGTTGACCTTTTATTTCAAAGTTGTCGTTCTTTAATTTAATGATTTGACTGTGCTGCTCTTGAATTGTTACACTATCTTGAGATGCTAACTGCATGAATTTTTCTTGTTTTTGTCTGCACTTATGCAACTCCAATAGACGCAAATTAATTTCTTTTATCGTGCTGTCGGAGAATTGACAATAGACTCTCTGTGGTGTTAACAGAAGTAATGCTATCAGCAAACACTTTGTAAATACTGTCGTGCTTTTTTTCAATCTCATAGATTTCTCTGATTATGATTAACCTACTGGTATCAGGTTGGGATATCACAGTAGGATTCGAGGTAGGGCGTGTTAACACTAACACTAATAGAGTGGCCAGCCACAACGTCAGTTGAGCTATCAAAGAAAGGTTCTGCTGCTGCATTTACAATAAGTTCAAAGTCTGTTTCCGTCACGTTTCTTCTAAGAAGTGTGACAATGTCTAAAATAATACCTGCACTATCACTAAGAACCTCGATAGTGTTAGAGCTACTTTCAAAGGCTCTATCCATTACCATAAGTTCAAAGTTGTAAGTGACTAATCTTGTTTCGGTGTTAAATTGAAAACCGTTAGGAACTAACCAAACGAGAGGGTAATATTTAACCTCTTCAACTGCGAAATCAAAGTCAGCCCCTACTGCGAACTTTCCCACCATTTTGTGGGACTCTGCCTGAGTCTGAATTTTTTGGATAATCTGATTTAACGTCATAAAGTTTAATTAGTTTCTGTTCGTTTTTGAGCCGCCATTTATTCTTCTGGGAAGTCATAATTTGAAAAGCAATCATCGTTGTTACCTGGTAAGTACATACCGCCAAATAAAGCAGTGTTTTTTGGTTTGATGACATCGAAGCCACTACCAGGATTTAAATACTTAGGGTAAATCTGTGGGTACTCCTTCAAGAAGTTACGCAATCTCTCAGCATAGTATTCTGCCTTATCTCTGTAGCGTTGTTCTATTAGAGTTAACTCCTGAGGTGTAATAGGTTGAGCAAATTCTGCTTGACGTGAGCTAACGGACTTGTTTAAGAATTTAAAAGTCATCGGAAGCATTGACTCGACAAGAGTGTAATACTTTAAACAAGGTGCAATATATGAATCTAAAAGAGTCGTGTTGTCAGCAGTTACGTTACCGTTAAAGGTTTGAACTTGCAGTTCGTCATATATCCCTGAACCAATGATGTCACGAATATACACTTCTTGTGCCTCTTTTATGGCACTTTTTAAAAGTTTTGGATCTACATTCTCATTTATAGGACTATTATCCTGTAAATATGTTGTACTGATAAAATATACAAAGTTAGCCATTGATTTTTCTTCTTAAAAGTTGTGATTTCCAAATGTGTCTGCAATAAGGGACGTGAATAGCAGGAGAAGAGCCTTTAACTGTCATCCAACCGCCTCTTCTTTCCCAAGCGTTGTATCCTACTCTTGATGAAATTGTATCGATGTCCTCACGAGTGTACACACGATTTAAAGCGATTAAACTTCGGCAAAAATCTCTGGAAGTAGGAATGATTTCTGAGCCGCTTATTCCTGGTGCTTTTTCGTAGGTATAACGCACTAAAAGTTCTGTGCCTAATCCTGAGTCTGTTAAGGTCTTTGTTCCTTGCTCAGTAACGTTTAAAATGTTGTCTGCTGAGGTGATTAAGCCGTCGTTTATAAGTTTTGTTACTGCCTCCGCTACTTTGTCAGCATCTTGCTTAATGTTGTTAGCAAGGTCTTGAAGTGTTAACTCTGTGTTTCCGTTTAAAAACTGCAGAATGATTAACTCCAAAGCAGAGGCAAAATCAAAAGGGACTTTTTCAAACTTAGAAGCCAACTCTCCGAATTGCTCAAATACTGCTAAGTCTTTGTCATCGTCCCAACCGAAAGGATTGTGATTGCAATTACTTTGTGAAGACATTGCAACGGTGTCGCTCATGCCTAACTCTCTTCTTGCCTCAGCTTGTGAGATAATGCCTTTCTCAAATAGTTGGATGTAATCTAAACCGATAGGAGGCTTATTTTTAGTTTTTAGGGTTACAGGCGTAATAAATTTAAAAATAGAAGTTAACGCTCTGTCCATTTGGTTCTGACGTGGCTCAATGTATGCAGTTTGAAAAGCCTCGTAAGCCTCAATAAGTTCTGAACGCCCTCCAAGTTGAGATTCTGTCTTGATTCCGAATAACATAGGAGATGTCACACGATGTGCCATCAAGATTTCTTGCTGAACTGTTTGATTTAATATGTCAAACTGCTTGTCAAAGTCAGACGGTGCTAAGTTATTAACGACAGATGGAGTTTCATTGGGATCGTTAAACTGAATGATTATTGAACCTGCATTATCTGTTCCGCTAAAGTTTTCTTTGAAACGCTTAATAGTCTGACGCATCTCTTCACTTGTTGGGACCCCTTTGAAGAGCTGTAATAGGGTTTGAGCGGAGAAACCACTCTTGATACTATTAAGATGAAAATTTGCAATCTCCGTGTCTATTTCGATGTATTTTAAAGCACTTTGATAGGGTGCAGTAGGGTATTCACCTTGACCTGCTTTGTACATCTTGAAATAATACAACTGCTTATTCTCACGGGTGATTGGATTCCAGCAATAGTAGTAAATCGGATCTAACTTTCTATCGCTCCAATCTTCAGCGTACCAATAGTGACCGTCAAGAGAAATGCGGACATTTTGAAAAGGTAAGTGATAAATCTCAGCTATGGAGGTTTTTGCCTTGTTCCAAATAATTTCTAAAGCAAAGCCGTCAAAGAGTTCAAGGTCAGCAGCAATCTTGCTTTTAACGTCATCAAATGATTCGTAAGAGTTAATTGAAGCAAGTCTATCATTTGCAATTGTTAGTTGCTCTGTGTTGTTTGCTATGACCTCAGTTTTGTCTCCTGCTATGTATTGAGCCTTTTGTGATACCAACGCCCCGTGTTTTGGCGAAGAGTTGTAAAGGTCAATTAACATTTGAGGGTACTTGTTATCAGTACCGTATGTTATATAGTTCTTCGCCTTATTTTCTTTGAAAACAGGTATCTTGCTTTCGGCAAAGTTTATTCTTGCAAATTCTGTCATCTTCCTTGTCCGTTATATGGTTTAGTTGATTTGTGTTTATTCTTGTGTTTGGTGTGCCGTCTAAGTTTATTCTTAGGCTTTGCTTTAAATAAGTTAATCTGCTGCTTTGCCATCTTTTGAAAATAAAAGTAGTAAACCTCCACCAATAAATGCCGTAAACTCAGTTAATGTTGCTTTTTCAAACCACACAAGCAAAAAACCTACGCCCATAACTCCTATTCCTAAAGCAGTAGATTTCCAATTTTTAAATATGCGGTCAATCATTTGCGTAATTTTTTAATGTAGTAAATAGCACCTAATAAGCCTGTAACTATTGCGATAATCCCACCGATTGCTGAAATAATAGGATTCCAAGTTGTAGCAATGCTACTGAAAGCACCAACAAAGGAGGTTGTTGTTAAAGCGTTAGCGGTTGTATCAGTTAGTTTCATCGGGGATAGTGTTAAATTCGGTTTCAAGTTTATAAAGCCATTCTGCTTTATGTAATGTAGTCCACCAATTAGGTTGTCCTGTATCTGTTACTTGATTTGGTTCTGTGTAACCATAAACAAAGTTAGATACTTTGTCAGTCCAAAAAATCCAATAAGTAGTTTGTGTTGGGTGATTTATTTCAAATGTCATTATATACCTCCTCCGTCAGTTATTGTCCATCCATAAGTCGCAATTAAAGATGCTCTTGCGATTGCCGCTGGACTTAATAATGTATATTTACTACCTCCAAAATTAACAGATATTCCGCTACTTGGGGCTTGTGCTTCCCATGCAACTAATATAGCGTCATAATTTGCCGTTGAAAATCCGTTAGAATCTAACATAAAATTTGTAAAATTAGTTACTTGATTAATATCCCATACACCTATATTTTGGTTGAAAGTATCATTATCCCTAAACATTTGCGACATATTAGTAACTTTTGATGTATTCCATCCTGTAATTGTTTGATTATAAGATGTATCTCTAAATATTTCAGCCATAGTAGTAACATTTGATGTGTTCCAAGAATTTATATTTTGGTTAAATGCAGTCGCACCTCTAAATGTTCTGACTAAAGTTGTCGAAAGTCCAATATTCCAACCACTTATATTTTGATTAAATGCAGTTGCAAATTCAAACATAATACTAAAATTAGTTACTTTTGATACATCCCAAGAACCAATATTTTGATTGAAAAGAGTAGCATTAAGAAACATAGATGACATATTTGTTACAACGGAAGTATTCCAAGAACCAATATTTTGATTGAACTTATTTGCTCCACTAAACATTTCTGACATATTTGTAACTTTTGATGTATTCCAATTATTAATATCAGATGATCCACCATTATTAAAAGCAGTATTGGAAAAAAACATACCATTCATAGTAGTTACATTTGCAGTATTCCAAGAGCCAATATTTTGATTGAAAGAATTAGCACCTTGAAAAGTATACGTCATAATAGTTACATTAGACGTATTCCAAGAGCCAATATTTTGGTTGAAAGCACTAGCATTTCTAAAAACACGATTTAAACTTGTTAAGTTAGACGTATTCCATGAACCAATATTTTTATTGAAGACAGTTGCACCATTAAATATTTCATCCATAATAGTTACCGTTGAAATATTCCAATTTGAGATATCTCCATTAAAATTTACACAATCTCTAAAAAATGAAGATAAACTTGTGCTTGTAATTAATGGATAATCTATTGCATTTGATGTAAGATTTGTGCATCCAAAAAAACCAGCTGAAACATTAATTTTTAAAGAACCCCATTGTGATATATTTAATATTTTTAACCTATCACCAGTATTATTAAACTGCCATCCTACAAGAGAGCCAGTAATTTTAACTGTATATGTACCACTACTTGCATACGTATGAGTAACCGCAGAAGCTGTATGTGACGTTATTGTATCAGTATTTCCGTCACCCCAATCAACAGAAATGTTTAAACCAGTTGATGTGGTTAAAGGCAACTTAAATTGTGTTGATGTGCTTGAACCAGTTGATGTATTGGCGGTGTTAATGGTAAACTCAAATGGCAATTGAAAACCACTACTTGCAAATATTCCGTGTGTTGCTAATATCATGCTACTATATCTCCGAATAAATACCACTCATCCGTGCCTATTTTTATCAAAGTAGCACCGCTATATTGAACATTCAACTTCAACTTTGCTCCGTTACTTCTAACCGTCACTCCACTTGTTGCAACTACGGTCGTTTGACCTGCTCCGTATTGGGCTAAAAGAATTTGAGTTCCTGTAGGAAATGCAACCGAAGAATTTAAGGGTACAGTCAAGTTATTCGCACTCCCTACGTTCATTTCAACTAACTTGTCAGCATCGCTTAAAACAAGTGTATAACTTGCCGTTTGGCGGTTGGTGGTGATTAGTTTTGCAGTCTTGCTATCTACTTGGGTTTGCACCGCACTTGTCACTCCACTCACATAACCTAATTCAGTAGATGTAACTGAAGAAACCGCAACCTTTCCGCTACCGTCAGAAACCAACGCCCTTGAAGCCGTTAAATCTTCGGTGTCAATGGTTGTTGCCGCTCCTGTTATGGTTGCTTGTTTGCCATCTAATGCACTCTGTAAATCGGTTTGACTTGATAATGTACCTGTTATTGTACCCCAAGCAGTTGCACCGCCTTTAGAGATTAAATCACTATCGGTAATGCCGTCTTTCCACCAATATTCAACAACCGCCCCACTCACTAAAATTCCTACCGTTAAACCTTTATAACGTAGGGTAGAGCCTATCTCACTTTTTGCAGTCGCTACATCCGCATAAGGTCCGTATTTGGCATCTACTGCCGTGTTAGAACCTACTACGATACCTGCCGATAATTGTATACCTGATAATGCCATTTTATGAGTTTCTTAATTCGATTGTTGGGTTAGAGTTAGTCAATGCTGATTTACTAACGTGAACTTTGTATGATTGAGCAGTCCAGTAACTATCAGGTGAGTTAACACTTTCAGTTGCTACCGCTTCAAATACTACCGTGATTGCTCCGTTATCCAAAGCAGTTACATAGTAGACCGTTTTTGTAGTTGATGCTGCTGGATAAGCCACCGCCAAATATTGTGCAGATACGTTGTAAGGCACACTTAAAGTTCCTGTTGAACTTGCTACAACTTTAGTTGCAGTTCCTGCTGCTATAGCGGAAGCCATATCCGCACTTGTAATTGGTGAACTTGATTTCAAATAGAACCAAGGATAAACACCCGTAACCGTTGGCGAAGATGCTGAATCGGTAGTCGTTCCGCTTACTCTTGACGCATCCAAGTTAGTGCCAACATTTCCTTTATTGTCAAAATAATCACCTGTACCTGCATCGTGGTTAACCGTTACCGCCCAGTTATTTGAACCGTTTGCTATTACGTTTGAAACGGCAAGTGTGTTACCTGCTTGTGAAGTTGAGGAAATCCCCGTACCCGTGAACGTGTATTGAGTTGCAGCACCAACTAAAGGATTTGCGTTTGTTGTACCATCTCCGTTAAAGATTGCACCCCTATCAAATGTAGCAGTTAATGTTCTTGAAATAGTTTGACCTACTTCCAATGTTCCGCTTGAACCGCTAATTGTTAAGTTTACTGATTTTGCAGTTTTAATTGATGCCAAAATAGTAGGAAATAAAATAGTATCTAACACTTGAACCAATGTCTTTGACTTCCAAAATGATGCTGGTTGTGCAGTTGCTCCACCTACTGCAACACTATTCACACCATCAGAAATAGTTGAGTTATAAATAGTACCTAAAGAATTTGACGAAAGTGTTAAACCTTCGTTTGCATCTACTGACAAAGTCGCTTGTTTTCCATCCAACTGCGTTTGAATTGCAGAGGTAACACCGTTCAAATATTGAAACTCAGTATTGCTTACACTTCCGTCAGCCAACTTTGCAGCGTCTATGCCTGTGCTTAATTTAGCATCCGTTACAACACCATTATCAATAGTCCAAGTCGCTCCACTTGCAGATACGGTGATATCTCCTTTGTCACCGTCAGAGATGCCACCTCCTCCAACTGTGATATTGCCGCTACCTAATAGAGAGTCTCCGTTAATGGTCTTAATGTTAGTGCCGCTAACTAAAGTCGCTTGTTTACCGTTTAAAGCTGATTGTGTAGCACTTGAAATTGGCTTGTCAGCGTCAGCAGTATTATCTACGTTACCCAAACCAACATCACCCTTAACAAGAGTAACTGCTCCTGTTTTAGAAGCAACACTTTGCACAGGTGCTTCACTTTTAATTTGAGCAATGCTTATTTTCTTGGTAGTAGATGCTGAGGTGTCCACGATTGGCAAAACGTCATCCGTTGCTATCGTAACTATGGCATCTAAGGCACTAATTTTTTTATCTGGCATTATAGTAAAATTTTTGAGTCATCTTCTTGAAGCAAAAAATCACCGCTTTCCAACAGTAGATAAGCAATGGTTTCAGGTGCTTCGATTTCGTATATTTTCTCGTTGAGTTCAACGGTGTATTCAGACCTTGTAACATCAAAGTCAACTTTAACAAGACCTTCTTCAACTAACTCGTTTGCAAGTTCAGGATTTGTGTTAACTGATGAAGTCTGAGCGTAGATTCTGTAAAGATACTCACCTGCATCGAGTGTAACGGTTGCACCTTCTGTAATTGCAAACTCGTTGTATCTTTCTTTATAGCTTGAAATATCAGTTAAAAGAAAGTTGTATTCTACGGCAGTTAAACGATGTTTAAGGCTAAATAAATAGTAAGGGTTAGAGATAGTGGTTTTCTCGGTTAAAGTCAAATACCAATTCTTACTCTCCGCCTTATTTATCTGTAGCATCTATTAGTAAATAACTTTTTTGTAAAATTGGCAAATAAAAAAGGGTGACCGAAGCCACCCCTTTAATAAAGAAACTATGAAACTTAAATTCCGAGAGCAGTTACAACAGAAACCTGTAATTTATAGGGACTTTCAGACTCAATAGCACTCAAAGTGAAATTGTAGCCGTAGTTGTCACCCATTGCAGTTCCTGTTTCAGAAGTCATAGCAGTAATGTCGCAACCGTATTCTTTTCCAACCAACCAGTAAGTACTATTGTTATCTTCTACAATGCAGAATACACGATTCTGAGAAAGAAGTTTTAATTCGTTACGCTTAGTAGTAGCAAGTTTTCTCAAACGAGCAACTACGTCAGTTTGATTAAATACAGTTCCGTTTTCCTGAGAGACGTTAGTAGTGGTAGTCATAGAACCCACACCCTTAGGCATCTCGTATGTATATACGCTGCCTGAAGCAATGGTGGTTGCTGTAACCTCTCCACCACTTACGGTAAATCCTGTCGCTGCAAAGTTAATCAAATGGATGGCTTTAACACCTCCTACTGAATCTTTACAGTCTAATACAAATCCCGAAGTTAGAGAGCAGCTCATATTCTATGAAATTAAGCTAATTTAAACTGAACGATTTGATCAGGGAAAGCGAACTGAACACCATACTTCATGGTTGCACGGAAACGAACTTCATCTGCGTCTTGTGAATACCAAAATCTGTATTCTTCTTGTTCATTTGCTAAGTCTGTGCCTACAAACAAGTTAGACAAACGAGCTAAGAACATACGGTTTGTGCCGTTCAATCCACCTACAGCAATCAATTTCACGTTAGTTGCAGGAATCATGATTTCCATTCCTTCACTGTCAGCAGCGTAGTGGAATAAGTTAGATGCTCTTAATGCAGTGCTATACTTTTTGAAAG